TATTGGCAGTCCATAGTGTTTGCCCTCCCTTGGCAGATGTTGTGTAGGAACTTCATTCTACCATGCAGGGAAAATCACTATGGATTTTTTTGTTAGGTGTCCAACTTCATTATGCAATCAACCTAAAAAAAGATAATGAATTACGCCGGATAATAGATACAAAGCAAATCCCCTGTGCTGATAAAACGAGAAACGCTGTGATACGATCCGCTATATGGCAATATTATAATGAAGACTTAAGAATGTCAGTCATCGATATTGACGTTACAAAGGGAGATACCAAATCTATTTGGGAAAAATTGCAAAAATATTTACCGCTATACTCTTTGTTCCAATCAGATAGAAAGAATAGTGATGGCGATAGTGTGAAGTACAAGACCTTCTCAAGGAAGCTGTGAAAGAAATACTTCCAGATGAAGAATTGCAGCGGATATTAGATGGTGTAGCTACAACTGTTGAAGGGAAATTGAGAGAAGTTTCCACTCGTACATTGGAAAAACTTAAGGAAATAAGTCCTGATATTGCCAATACACTCAATCCGGTCATTCCTACGGCTCAAAATGTCCTACGACAAGGAGGACGTGGCCCTGTGCGGACAGATGGCCGGGGACAAGAAGGTCATGGGGATCAGCGGGACCGGCAGCCTGCGGATGCACAAGGCCACCTCCCGGATGGGCCAGCTGCTGGGGAAGCAGATCCGGGCGGGCAAGGACCCCCGGTTCACCATCCTCTCCAAGCTGGCGGACCCGGACGCCTACGGCGCGGAGCGTGTGGCCCTCTACAACGTGAGCTTCGACGACCTGACCCTGGCCGACTGGGAGGCCAAGAGCGTGGGCAAGGTGGAGGCCCCCTTCACCTTCACCGACTTCGAGTATCTGGACATGGTAACGGTCTGAGGGAAATGAAAAAGCCGCCCCAAAAGGGCGGCGATTGACAAAACGCGGCGCGGCAGGTAAAATGATGGCGGCGCTGTTGTAACATGGCGGTCAGCCACTTCCCTGAGAAGGGAGGTGATGCGATTGTGGGGCGCCGAGGAAAGCAGTTTCTGAGGGTTTGCGTGTGTTTGGCTGTTTTGGCCTACATACTCTCCATAAAAGCGTGTTAACCGCCCGGCGGCCACCGAGCGGTTAACGGGTTTTACCTGTTAAGCGGTTTTTGGGGCTGACCGTCGTACAACAGCGCCCTTCTACCGTCATTATACCAAACGCCTCCGTTTTGTCAAGCATGACAGGACGGGGGCGCTTTTTTGCGCCCCGGAAAGGAAACCGGATATGAGTAAACTGTTGGATATTTTGCTGCGGCCAGAGCTGCCCAATGTGGCAAAGGAGCTGCCCGAGTGCAAAGTAAAGGTCAAGCGCCTGTCCCGGCTGGCGGGGGAGGACGTGGTGTTCACCCTCCGGGCCCTGCCCTACGGGCGGGTGCAGGGGATCAAGGAGCTCAAGGAGGACGCCGCGCTGTCCATCCTGCTCTCCGGGCTCGTGGACCCGGACCCAAAGGCGTCCGAGCTGAAGGAGCGGTATGGAGGAGCCACCCCGGCGGAGACGCTGAAGGCCCTGCTGCTGCCCGGTGAGATCGAGGATCTGTCCCGGGAGGTGGAGCGCCTGTCCGGCTACCGGGGGGAGACCATCCAGAAGCTAAAAAACGTCTGAGGGACGGCGGCGACCCGGATCTGGAGCTGATGTTCTATCTGTTCCGGGAGGGGAAGCCCTTCGACCCGGCGGCGGTGTACCGCCTGACCGCCGGGGAGAAGGACCTCCTCTGGGCGCTGGCGTCCTACGAGAGCGAGATAAGGCAAAAAAGGACATGAAAAAGCCCCGCCGTGCGGGCGGGGCGCTGGGTCACAAAATGGAGATGAGCATCGGAAGGCCTAGGAGAGTGAGAATAATCATCGTGACGATCAACACGATCTTAAAGCTTTTTTCGGATTCGTCGTCCATTAGGATCTCTCCTTTTTTATTTTATTATACAACGCTCCAAACGAAAGTCAAGTGAGGTGAGCAATATGCCGGAGGCGTCTATCGTCATTACGGCCCAGGACCGCTACTCCAGCGCGGTCAAGAGCATGGCGTCCGTGACCAAGAGCTTTTCCAAGGACGCCGAGCAGATGGAGAAAACCCTCAGGAATCTCCAGAAAAACAAATACGACCTGAAGGTCAAGACCGATGAGGCCCGTTCCGAGCTGAAGGCGCTGGAGAAGCAGTACGCCGCCACGGGGGATGAGGCGGACCGGCTCAAGGTGGAGATGGCGCAGGCCAAATTCACCACGGCGCAGCAGAACCTTGCCCTGGTCACGAAGGGGGCGGCGGCGGCCCAGCGGCAGATGGAGAAAACGGGCGGGGCCTGGAGGAAGATGGAGGCCACGGTGGGCGGCTCCTCCGGGATGAAGGGGATCATGAACGCGGTGGCGGCTGCCGGGATCAGCCAGATGGCGGGACAGGCCGCGCAGCAGATCGGAAACACCCTCATTGGGAGCGCGTTCAGTTCCTCTGCCGGATCCATCGTTTCCTCCGCGCTGTCCGGCGGTGTTTCCGGCGCGATCATGGGCGCGTCTCTGATGTCGTCCTTTGGGCCAGCCGCGGCTGGAGTTGGCGCGTTGGCGGGGGCCGGGATCGGCACGCTCACCGGCGCGTCCCAGGTGTTTTCCAAGAAGGACGACGCCTTCAAGAGCTATGTGCAGGCCGCCGTAGAGGGACAGATCTCCCAGCGGGAAAGCGACATCGCCTCCGGCTCCTCCATTGCCGCCGGGCGGGAGACCGACCTCGTGTCCTTCTCCACCATGTTCAAGAGCAAAGACACGGCAAAAAAGTATCTGGGCGACTTGGTGGACATGGCCAACGCCACCCCGTTCCTCTATGACGATCTGACCGCCATGTCCAAGACCCTGGCCACCTACGGCTACACGGCGGACAGCATCCTCCCGGTGCTGCGGACGGTGGGCGACACCGGCGCGGCCCTGGGGATGTCCACCGGAGACATGACCATGGTGTCCACCGCGCTGGGGCGCATGAAGTCCAGCGACAAGGCCACCCTGGAATACCTCAATATCCTCAACGACCGGGGCGTGGGCGCGGTGGGGATGCTCTCCGACGCCTACGGGGTGGACCAGGGGACCATGTACGACATGTTTCTGTTCTCCCTGGCCGATCAGCCGAAGTACGGCGTGAAATACTGGGACCACCAGAACGGTGGGGCGATGCTCCGGGGGAAGTGGGAGTACGAGAAGTACGACTATCCCGGCATCTGCATCGACAGGGACGGGCGACTGACGGGCGACTCACCACCGGCGGCAAGAGTGACGCGGTGTGGGACTACGCCGCCTGCGCCAATGCTGGTTACATCGGCGGCAAGCGGGGCGCTGTCACCCCATATCCCCGCAACGGCCTGACCTACACCGGCCTGACGCCCACCGGGGACGTGGTGACCCTCCTGGCGACCAAAGACACGCCCATGACCGGCGACGAGGCCATGGAGGCGCTCCACAATGCCGGGTGTGTGGACATCCTGCGGTGGGACGGCTCTTATCACGAGGCGGGGTTTGCGCTGGACCTGGCGCGGCGAATGGAGAAGGTCCTGACCCGCTGTGGCATTGAGGTCACGCTGACCCGGAAGGATAGGTACACGCTCACCGGCGGTCATCGTGGAGCACGGCTTCCACACCAACCGGGAGGACACGGCGCTCCTGAAGGACAGCGCTTACCGGGACAAGCTGGCCAAGGCCGAGTGCAGGGGCATCTGCGACTACCTGGGCGTGGCGTACCGGGGCGCGGAGGAAGAGGTGCCCTGGTATCAGGAGGATCAGAAGTGGGCCGTGGCCCGGGGAATTACCGACGGGAGCAGGCCCACGGAAGCGGCCACACGGGCAGAGGTTTGGGCCATGCTGAGACGAATGGAGGAAAAGTGGTGATATGGATCTCAAGGCGTGGGTAGCGGCGTGCTGCGCGGCCCTTACCGCCATCTGGGGCTGGTTCGGATGGATCATCGTGGCGTGGATATTGTTCATGACAATCGACTACATCACGGGTTCCGGAGCGGCAATCAAGAGCGGCGAATGGTCGTCTCAGAAGGCAAGAAAGGGTATCTGGCACAAGGCCGGGTGCATCGCCGCCGTGGTGATGGCCGGTATCCTAGCCAATCTGCCCAGCGCGACCCTTCCTTTTCCTTACACTGTGTTCCTCTGCCCCCTGGTGGTGTTCTGATACATCCTCACCGAGGCGGGCAGCTCGTGGAGAATGTGGGAGCCATGGGCGCATCGGTGCCCGAGTGGCTCAAGAAGGCTATCGCGGCATTGCAGGATAAGGTGGATGAGACGGCTGGGAAAACGGAATAGGTCAAGCATTGCCCCCATCACCTGTAAAAGAGTGGTGGGGGCGTCGCTTTTTGTTAGCATTTTTATGATAAACTTTAACGTGATAACGAGATTTATAAACTTAAGGAGGTTTCTATGCATATCAGAAAAGAAACTGCAACAGATTATGAGGCCGTATATTCCGTTGTAAAACGTGCCTTTGAGAGTGCCGAACACGCCGATGGAAACGAGCAGGATTTGGTAAATGCCCTGCGGAAAGGAGATGCTTTCATCCCTGAGTTGTCGCTGGTTGCTGAAGCGGACGGAAAAATTGTAGGTCATATCATGTTTACAAGAGCGACGGTTGACGGAAAGCCTGTTCTGGCGTTAGCCCCGCTGTCTGTCTTGCCGGAGTATCAATGCAAAGGGATTGGAAAAGCCCTGATCCAAGAAGGACACAAAATTGCAAAAGAACTGGGCTATACCCATTCCATCGTTTTAGGAAGTGAAAAATACTATCCCAAGGCAGGTTATTCCCCCGCAGAAGGTTTCGGGATAAAAGCCCCCTTTGATGCACCCAGCGAAAACTTTATGGCCTGTGTATTAAACGAAACAGACGTTGAAATTCATGGAACGATAAAATATGCTCCAGAGTTTGGCATTGAATGATACCATTTTCTCCTGGGATGGGGTACGGCACAAAAAATCAATATGAACCGAAAAAGCCCACGCAGCCGGAAAGAGGACCGGAGGCGTGGGCTTTCTGTGTATATGGTTATTCTGTCAAATCATCCGAAGTTTCCGCAACCAGCCTGTCAAAGTCGCTCTGATAGGTTCTGTCCTGCAAAACCCGGAACTTTTCAAACTCTTTCTCGGCAAAGGCTTTGGCAATGGCGGCGGTCACCTTGCCCTTATCATGCAGAATATCTTCCTCGTTGAACTGTAAAAATGCGTCAAGCCGCTTGACCCAATCGGCCATATACATGACATTTCCCCGGCGGGCCTGCCGTTCCGCATAGTCCAGATACATGGTGACGATCTCGTTCAGGTTTCGCATTTCTGTTTCGTTCAGATAGTTTTTGGCGACGGTGACATCCGATTTGCGGATACGGCCTTTGGGGGCATTTTTCCATGTGGTCAGCCCCATGTTGGGCTTGGTGCTGTCGGCACGCCCATATACGATCTCGGCGGCGGTATGATGGGTGACCGCATAGTGGAGCTTATTCTGCACCGTGGCGAAAAACTCCTTTGTGATGGGGCTTTCCACATCGTAGTCGGCGCTGCACTGAGAATAGATGTCCGTGATTTTCTGGTAAAATCTTCTCTCGCTGGCCCGGATGTCCCGGATACGCTCCAGCTGTTCCTCGAAATAATCCTTGCCGAAAAAGTTCTCCGGCTCCCGCAGCCGTGCGTCATCCATCACATAACCTTTGATGATGAACTCTTTCAACACTCTGTTCGCCCAAATGCGGAACATAGTCGCTTTCTTGGAGTTTACCCGATACCCCACGGCGATAATGGCATCCAGATTGTAATAGTTGGTCTGATACCGTTTTCCGTCTGCCGCAGTTGTTTCCATTTTGGAAACAACTGAATCCTCGCTCAGTTCGCCGGATTCAAAAATATTTTTTAGATGCTTGGAAATGGCCGCTTTCTGCACCTCGAACAGATCGGCCATTTTTGCCTGTGTCAGCCAGAGATTTTCCTGAAAGAGCAGGATTTCCACCCGCACCTCTCCATTTTCGGTCTTGTAAAAGAGGATTTCTCTGGTTTCATACGGGGTCAGTCCCTGTTCCTCATTCATTCTTCGTCACCTCCATCCGTCCGGTTTTTTCCCCGGCTCTTGTAGACATTGTACTGATTTTTGCACCGTGAGCTGCAAAAGGCAGCGTTGGACCGGCTGCCCAGGAACACCTTCTGGCAGTGCTTACACAAGCGCAGGGGCTGGTCACTGTCCACCAGCATGAAGCTGAACATCATCTGGATGCCCAGCAGCAGGGAGTGAAAATCCCAATAGATAGTGGGTCTATCCAGAAGTTCAATGTGGTAGTTGGGAGCAATCCCACCAAATGCAGCCATAGCTTTGCGGTACAGCCCCCTTGCGTCCTCGTCGATGGAATCATAGTCATTGTAGTACAGGATGGCGGTGGTCAA